CGGGGATGATGATCGAGTAGTAATCTTCACCCTTCGCGATGGGCCTCGGGCACTGGCAGCACTCGTGCGTCCTCCGCGCCGTCGTGAGGTCCGCCCGCCGTCCCTTCAGGTTCTGGCTGGCGCTGAGGATAAGCCAGGGCCGCTGCTGTACCGCCGTCGTCATCAGTGGACCTCCGAGATAACGAAGCTGATCTCGTCGCCGTCCCACTCAACGCGGCCATTGGTGCGCTGCAGCTGCCCCTTCGGGATGCCCATTCTCGCCCGCTGGTAGCCGTTGATCAGGAGTACGAGCTCGTCCAGCTGCAGTCGGCTCAGGGTGATGAAGGCCACGCCGGTGTCGAGAGGCTCGTAGGTCTCGTCGCTGCCTTCCACGTCGAACATGGTGCAGCGGAAGTCGGTCATGGCGTGTCTGAGGGCCTCTCCCTCGTCCTTGCACGGCTGGCCACAGTTGATGCAGATGTACCGAGCAGGTGCCCGTTCCTCTGTCTTCGTCTCTGCCATCTTCGTTACCTCCTTTGCTATGGTACTACTATACCATAGTTAGCTACGGTTGTCAAGGGGCGTAGCTTCGATTTTGAGACGTTTTGCGGGCGTCACGCTCCCTTCTTCGAGTGTACGGTGAGGGTGTCCTTCTCAAAGACGCGGATGCCCTCGATGGTGCCGCCTGCCCGGACCACCTTCCCGATCTTCGTGGTGTCCAGCATCTTGTAGTCGTCCGGCACCTTGCTGAAGTCCACCAGCTCCCACACTCGGTCCTTCCTCGTGTTGAGGCTGCCCATCTCGGCGTACGCCTTCTTCGCCGGCTGCGGCGTCGGCAGGGTCGAGGGAAGCGGTGTCGGCTCGTCGAACAGCTCACCGGTCTCCTGGGTGATGCCGGACTCGAGCTCCGCAGCCCTGCGGCGCAGTTCCTCAGCCTCCTTCCTCTGGCGCTCAAGCTCCTGCTGCTCCTGGTTGTACTTCAGGACCTTGCCGCGCAGGACCTCGTCCGCCTGGTCGACCGGCCCCGCAATGAGCTTGAACGCGTCGTTCACCTGGGAATGGGCCTGGTTGATGGGGTCAAGCCATTCCTTCCGCGTGGTGGTGATGCGCTGCCTGAGGTCCTTCAGCGCCACGAGGTCGTTCGTCGCTCGCTTGACGTCGTCCGGGCTCTGGATCTGAAATCGCGTGGCGTAGGACAGGAGCTTGGTGCCCTCCTCATGGAGCTTCATCACCGTGGAGTCCAGGCCCGGCTTGACCTTGATGATCACTGTGCCGGGCTCGTACGGCGTGAGGTCCTGCGGAGCGCCGGCGCCGTCCGGCTCCTGGGGCTCAGTGGGCTCCGGACCGCTCTCCCCCTCGGGGCCGAGCCCGTCCGGCCTGCCGTCAATCCAGCGTTCTACCAGGTCATCGGGTACTTTGTCTTGCATGCTATCCTCCTTCGTCCACTCGGACATCGATACTCCAGTCCACCTCTTCGGCTTTGAACAGCCGAAGGTAGCCGGACCCGCAACCGTTGAGCAGCGCCTGCTCGATCTCCGCCAGGGCCTTGTCCGGTGTCTCGTGCTCGGTTACCTCGGCGTCGCTCGAGTTGTGGACGATGTAGACCTTCTGTTTCGCCTCGCGCGCATCCCAGTCTGTGTCGAGGTCCACGTGATCGCCCGGGTCGTCGACGTTGCGAGCCGTGGCCTGGACGGTGACTTTGCCTCGTGGACCGTCCTCGATGGCCTCGTGGGCCGCGCCCTCTGCGTAGCTGCTCACGAGCTCGCGGGTCCACTCCATCGTGACTGTTACTTCGTATGCTTTGTGCATTGCCCGTGCCCTCCTTTCTTGGAGCCCATCATTCGTTTCTGGCAGGGTACTAAGCCAGTGGTACGGCCCGCAATTCTCGCCTGGCTAACTCACGCTTCAAGCATCCTTGATCGTACGCAGGACGAATTCGTCTTCTCCATCGAATTGCACTTCCCACATCGAGAGGCCATCGCCGGTGTCTGGGCGGTACTCTCGAACCAGGGTGGCATCGCCCTCGGGTTTGAGTTGGGTTATAGGGTCCTCGTAGATCGTGACTCTCTGGCCCTTGCCTTTCATGGTTCCCTTACCCCCTTCCGTTTCCTATGGTACTACTATACCATACTTAGCTACGGTTGTCAAGGGGTTTAGCTTCGATTTTGGGGCATTTTCACCTGTCGATGCCTCTGCACTTCAGGCGGACCACCTGGCCCCGGAAGCCGAGCGAGCTCTGGAGGCGCTCTTGCAGGTAATCCCATAGCTCCTGGTCGGTTTGGTGGCTCTCCCACTTCGGGTCGAGCTTGATCGTCGCTTCGAACTTGAGCTTGCCCATGTGTTGTGTCCTCCTTCAGAGTGCTGAGTCCTCGGCGCTGGCCTTGAAACCCACGGTGTTCATGTTGTAATCTGTCCAGCCACTGAACTGCTGGCCGGCACCACACTTCTTGCAGACGCCATGGTTACGACCGTCGATAACCCAATGATGCACGCAGGCGTCTGAGCCGCCGATTATGGCCGTCTGCGTCCTCTTCACAGTCTTGGCTCTGGGCACAATTAGCCTCCTTGTCTCTTGCTCTTCTGGATGCGCTGCAGCTTCTCGGGAATCCGGCAGGTGGTGAACTTGGGACACTTCTTGCACTTGGCCTTGCCGGTGCCCTTGCACTTCGAGAGCTGTTCCTTCTCGTGACGTGTCAGCAGTGCCACTGTTATCCTCCTAGTTGGTGTTGCCGCGAGCTTGGGCAATGACTGGCTCCACGATTGGCAAGACCATTTGCCTGAACCAGTCGATAGGCGTCACGCCGCTCAGTGCCCACGCCTCAGGGCTCAGGGCACGTACGGTGGCTGCAACATCCTCTAGGGCCTTCAGCAGGCTCTCGTAGTTGTTGCAGGCACGGTAGATCAACTCGCCGTTCTGCATGGCTTCGTCAAGCTCGGTGTTGATCTCGGCAATGAGGATGACGCCACCGGTTTCGTCATCGATGTGGGTGATCTCCGGGTAGTCGTACCCCACGTCCCAGGGTAATGGCGTGTGCTTGCCTTCCATCAGTTATCCTCCACGAACATACTTACTCGCCGCTGCTTCACGGCGGTCTCCAGCCAGTTCAGGCACTTCCTCAGCTCCGCTATCTGAGAGAGGATGAGGTCGTACTCCGTGGCGACCGCCTCGCCCAGGCCACCCGCCAGCCTGCCCTCCTGGCCCTGGAGCGCCTGGAATGCCTCGCAAGCCTTCTGCATAGCATCCTTGACCTGCCGAGCCGCCTTGATCTGTGGGGCCTCCAGCTTGGTCTCCTCGAACATCTCGGCCTGGTTCTCCTGCATGTAGAGCTGCTGGCAGAGCATCACTGCCGATTGCGTATCGAGGCCGAGGTGCTGGATCTTCCTCAGCGCCGTCATCTGGGAGTTGTGGGATAGCTGGCTCAGTTGCCATGCCAGATTCACGCCAAGCTGCCCGTGGGCGACGAGGTGGAGGATGTCCGGGCGGCATCGCAGTATCTCGATGTACGCCTGTATCCAGTCCCACTTCTTGCCCACGATGTCGGCGATCTCCCGAACGTCCATGCCCTCGTCCTGGAGCCCCTTGTAGGCCCACGCCTCCTCTACGGGGTTCAGGTCTCGCCGGACGATGTTCTCCAGGATTTGCAGCTTCTTGGCCTCCAGGTCTGAGATGTCCCAGACGATCGAGGGAACGTCAACCCATCCAATCATCTGGACCGCTCTCCAACGCCTCTCCCCGGCAATCAACTGGTAGTGGCCGTTCACCGGCCGGACGGCGATCGGCTGAAGAAGGCCGTTCTGTCTGATGGACTTCGCCAGCTCGTCCAGGGCCTCTTCGTCGAACTCCTTCCGGGGCTGAGCTGGGTCCGGCTCTATGTCCTTGACTGGGATGCTGATCACTGTCTGCATTCGCTACCTCTCTTGATCCACGTAGGCCGGAGGCAGGTTCAACCCCTGAAGCCGGCGCTTGTATCCCTCGCAGTTGTCCACGGTGATGCGGAACTCCGACCCGGCGCGATGGTGGCGCAGGTACCAGTCGTAGCAGGCGTCTCCCGCCTTGAAGCCGCGCTCCGGGTCCGCCTCGCGAAAGGTCTTGCCCTCGTAGCCCGTGCACTGGAGCGAGTTGCTCCTGAGCATCTGGAGCCGCCCGTTGATCTCCCGGACCTCGGCGACGAACACGCCGCGAGGCTGCTCGTCCTTGAACTCTTCGACCGTTGCGTTGTATGCCATGACGACCTCCTCAGTCCTCACCCCTGCGTTCTTCCTCCCATTCGGCCTGGCTCTTCCAGGCCTCCAGTGCTGCGCACTCATATTCCTCAGGACTGGTACCGTCGAGGGGGTAGTCATAGAGGATGTCCTCGTCAGCGTCGCCGCCCTCCTTGAGGTCGAAATCGATGACCGCGATCTCGACCGGCTGATCCGCCGCGATTGCCGAGATGAGACCGCCCTCGATAGTGATGAGGACTCGCGGCCCCCGCGCCTCGGCGATTCTGTTGAGCAACTGGAGTGCTTCTTCCGTGTCCAGGTACTCCGCGCGCTCCGACTCCTTGAGCATCTGCCGGGCTTGCTCTGCGGCTTCCTCGATGTTCATAGTCGATCTCCTCTCTACTCATGACCGAGTTGTCCCTTGTACTTCCGAAGCATCGTCCGGGCGAGCACCGCCTGCCTGTCGGTCAGCATGGGCAGCGCGGCCAACCGATGCCCCAGAGGTGCATCCCACTTGTTGAAGCCCATGCCGTCCAGCTCGACGGCGCCGTCGCACATCCCGGCGAGGACCTGCAGGTCGGCTTGCACCAGCAGGATCTCCTGCGGGGTAATGGACTCGGCTTCCTTCTCGATCTCCTTCCGAGTCACACTCTTGGTGGCCACCACAACCGGGGTGATCGGCTCCTTCTCGATCTGGCCGTCCAGAGCCTTGTCGATGACGCTCTGCTTCTCGACAATCTCCTGGGCCATCCGGCAGTCGATCGAGCCCGAGAGAACAAGGTGCTGCACCAGCACCGACTCGGTCTGGCCGATCCGGTGACAGCGGTCCTCCGCCTGGCTGATGTTGGCCGGCACCCAGTCCAGCTCTGCGAACACAACGTGACTGGCTGCCGTCAGCGTCAGGCCAACGCCGGCTGCCGTGATTGAGCCGATGAACACCCGGACGTGGGGGTCTCTCTGGAATCGGTCAACGGCCCTCTGCCGGTCCTCGAGCTTCGTCTCTCCGGTCAGCACCACCGCCGCACTCCCAAACTCGGCCGCCAGGGCGTTGACCACGTCGTGGTGGTGCGCGAAGACGACCACCTTGTCCTCAGTCTCCAGGCACTCTCTCAGGTGCTGGATGACGTATGGCACCTTGGCCATCGCCGTGTCATGGCAGAGCCGGGCAATCGCGGTGAAGCTGGCCATCATGCCCTGGGAGAGGTTTCGCACGGCGGCCTTGTACTCTTCCGGGTCCTCACTGGCCTTGGCCAACTCGACCGTCGTCTGAAGCTCGGTCATCCGGGCCTCTTGTTCCTCCCACGCCTCCTGCTCAGCCTGGACATAGCTCTCGCAGCCGTTGGCCGGTATCTCGATCACCTGCCGGCGCTTGGCCGGTAGCTCGGTGAGAACGTCGACCTTGAGCCGCCGAATCATGAACTTCTCGCGGAGCAACTCCTGGAGTTCAGAGAGGTTCGTGGCCCCCGACACGTCCCAGCCGAAGCGTCCCCGGCTGCCACCGCAGTAGCGGGTGACAAAGTACTTCCAGCTCGTGACGAGTCCGGCAGCCCGGAGCATCGGCCAAAGCTCGATTGGCCGGTTGAGGATCGGCGTGCCCGTGAGGAACAGCCGTCGCCTGGCGGGGATGGGCTCGAGCACAGACTCCTTCGTCTTGTAGCCGAACACGGCCTTCGTCCGATTTGTCTTGCCATTTTTCAAGTAATGACACTCGTCGCAAATCATCAGGTCCCACTCGCGGGACCGCAGTGTCTTCGGGTACTTGTGCAGGATGTCGTAGTTGAGGATGACCACGTTCGTCTTGGGGAACGAGCCGTCCACGATGCCCACGGTCATGGTCCGGACCAGCCACCTCTCTGCCTCGCGCTTCCAGTTCAGCCGGAGCGACGCCGGGCAGATGATGAGCACGTGCTGAATCGACGGGTCGGCGTTGATCACGCCAAGCGCCTGAATCGTCTTTCCCAAACCCATGTCGTCGCCGATGAGCGCGTTCTGGCGAGGCAGGCAGTAGGCAACCCCGGCCCGCTGAAACGGCATGTACTCCAGTCCCTCCGGTGCCGGGATGTCGATCTCAGCGTCCGTCGCCCGCGACGCGGCGATTGCCGCTTCTCTCGCCGCGAGCACTGCGTTGAGCGCCTGGCGCGTCTCCTCACTGCCGAAGTCTGCGAGGGCCACCGCCTTGTCGATGCTCGGCGTCCACCATTGCTTGGCTGAGGGGTCCCAGCGAAAGCCCGCCGACTTCGGCGTCATGCGCTCGCCGTACTCGCAGTCAAACACCCAGCGGTCACCGTCTTGTCTTAGCTCCACTGTTCTCCCCTGTGTGATAGGCAACGCCGTTTGAATTTATCAATTGGGCGCATTCTCGCAGTCATCCTTCTGGAAATAATCTCGTCGCAGTCTGGCAAGCTCTCCGCGAGCCAGCTCGTCGCCGTCCCATTTCCCGCAGTTCTCACAGAGACTACCTTCAGCAGGCTCGCCGTTGGCTCCCATATATCCGTACTCTCGTGGTATCCACACCATCGTATGAAGGCGGCGGCCATTGTTATCTCGCGCCTGCCATCCTGATCTTGTGTTAGCTGGTTCGAGTGTGCCCATCCTCTCAACCCCCTTCCGTTTGCTATGGTACTACTATACCATAATTAGCTACGGTTGTCAAGGGGTTTAGCTACGATTTTGGCGGTTTTCACCCGAGTCACACACCTATGTGTGATAGGGCAAGCTGAGAACAACGCCCGGAATCGCTTTTGACGGGCTCGATGCCGTGCCCGAACGGGCTGAGATCGCGCTGACCGCGCGCTACCTACGCGCGAACAGGTTTGGGCAGACTCTCCAGGTCAGGAGTGAAGAACCCGAGTCTGCCCTTACAGGGTATCGGCTTATCGTACGCCTCGGGGTTGGCGAGAACCCACCCGTAGGGGCCAACGAACCAGGGCGAATCGCTCTCAGTTACACAGTCGATAATGTCCACCTCGCCGACGATGGCACCACGAGGGAGTTGGGGGCTGAGTAGGGCTAGGGCGATGATCGGGGCTACGCCCTTCTCCACGAACCATTTGAATGTTTCCATGAAGGGTGCTTGCGTGAGCCCCGCGTGTATCTGTACTCGTCCCCTGAAGCGTGTGGGCCGCATTCGGTTCTCAACATCTTTCAGCGCGAACCCCTTGAGATTGATAGATTGACTATCAGTGATCTCAAAGACAGGCAATCCGCCCACGATAAGCGACGCCCAGGGCTGGCGAATGCTCAGGCACCGCAGACCGGAGGGCGCGGCCCCCATCAGGCCGCGCTCCCGACCAAGTCGGCCCCTTGCTCCTGGCTCTGCTCCTGCATCGGCAGCGGGAGCTGCTGGCGGATTCCGGTGATGGTAACGGTCCACGTGATCTGCTCGTCGCCCATCATGCCGCGAAGCGTGTAGAACTCCTCGTCCGTGAGTTCCAGGTTGAGGCTGAGGGTGTTCGTGACGGGCTGGTCATCCTCCCCCTGGGGTCTCTTGCGCTCCGCCTTGACCGTTAGCTTCTGCACTCCGCTGATGGTTACCTCGCCTGCTCTTGTCGGGTCCACCTGATACCTCCTTGAATTCGATCTTGCCTATGCTGGCCATGCGCCAGCCTTGATTCCATTGGTCGTAGAATCTCCAGGACGTGTACGGGTTCTCGCTCATGGGCTTGCCGTCGTGCCAGGCCAGTGCTCCGTTGGTGAACGCCGTAATGAGCTGCCAGCTCCTTGTCTGCGGCCCGTCGTCCTGCGGCCAGGACAGCCGAAACCTCTTGCCCTTCGGCGGGGTAGGCTTCGGGCCTTCCTGCCGATAGAGGAAGGTGTGCATCACTGTCAGGACGCATAGAGCGGCCTTCGGGCACTCGTTCGAGCAGTGGTGCGAGTACCGCTGTCTGATCTCGCTGAGGCAGGATGGTATGATGCCAGACACAGTGCCTCCTTATTCATCCATGTCGGAGGAACCGCATTTCGGGCATGAGTAGCCCTCTGCTGGCCCTTCGTAGACGATATCGAGGTTGCCGCAGACGTGGCAGTACTCGTCGCCTTTCAGATCCTGGGCGGTCTTGTTGCAGACCGAGCAGTGGAAGGTCTTGCCATCCTTGACCATTACGTGTTCATGGTCGGTGACCTCTTCCCACCACCACTCGACCCGCTCCTGGGCGAAGTCCTCTGTGTATCCGTCGAGGATCGCCTTCCGTTCCTCTACCGTCTTCCCCTCCAGTTCAGAGTCGGCTACCTCGATCTCGTCGCTGATTCTGTGGCCCTCTAGGGCCACGGTCATTCGCAGCTTCATCGTGTCTCCTTCAGTCTCTCCAGGCCCGGCTTCCTCTTGACGGTTATGCCCTCGGCTTCGATGCTGCTGATCAGCGTCTCCACCTCGTCGAGCGTCGGTTCCAGCAGGGAGTGACCGTAGTTGTCGGCACCTATCTCAACAATCTGAGGAAGGATCTCTCTCACCCATGTGGCCATGGCATACAGGTCCATGCGCATGACGGGCTCGATGCTGAGGAACTTCGGCCTGCCGCGGAGCCTGGGTGACCGCATGGCGATGTACCGATCGAAGGGGTCAGGCACATCGCCCCTGTAGACGTGCGGCACTTCGTTCGTCTCAATCGTGGCTCCCAGCACGCAGTTCTGCGGTATCCTGTCGGCAAGCTCAACGAACCTCTGGGGGTTCTTGGTCTGAAGCAGGAACTGAGTCACAGGATTTCGGTCAATCACCTGGAACACATCACCGATCCAGGTGTCCGGCACCCACCTGCCGAACAAGTCTCCCATGCTCGTGACGAACACGAGGCCTCCGGGCTTGAAGTTCTTCTTCAGCTCCTTCACGTGAATCATCGGTTTGAACCCGTCCCGGTACCGCGGACTGTTCTTCAGCTTGCCCAGCGCGAGGTCCTCAGCCCAGCAGTAGATGCAGCCGTGCTGACAGCCGGTTACCGGATTCCAGGTCTCTCTCACGCTCTGGAACATTCGCGACTTGTCAGTCACGGGTCACCTCCCGATGTCACTCAGGTCCAGCGCTGCTAGGTACTCGCTGACCTTCCTTGCGGCAGCAGCCTCCAGGCCCGCCACCGCTTCGAAGGCTTCCTTGTCCAGGTAGTCGTCGACGGTGGATATAAGCTCAGCCGCTCCTTCGTCGCTGAGGCCCTCCCACTGATACGTGCCCGGCCTCTCAGGGTTCTCCGGTATTTCGTACTCGTCAACGTGCTCCTCGTTGATCCCGACGCGGGTGAAGCCCCAGGACCGACCGAACTTATCGGCCCAGGTCTCCCAGGAATCACGAGGCATATGCTGGGCTATCAGAGCGCCGACGAACCACTCAATGTCTTTCTGGGCGGATATCGGTATCTGGATACCCTTCGGGTCCAGGTCGCCGAAGTAGAAGACCTTGATCTGCTTGTCCCGCAGGAGGGCCTGGAAGACGCGACGGGCGGCATCCCACTTGGCCGGGATGCTCACGTCGCCGTGGAACGCAAGCAGAGTGACGTTCGGGTCGCAGTAGTGCTTGAACTGAGCCTGCATGGCCGCAGCCTCGAACCAGACCTCTACGTAGTTCCTCTGGCCTTGCCAACGGTCAAGGTTGCACCGGAGGCTTTCCACGACTTTAGAGAGCCACTTGGCGGGACTCTCGAAGCCGTCTCCGCGAAGCAGGGCGACGCGGGTGTCATCTGCCAGAGTGTCGGGCCGCCACGGTCCGTAGAACTCCTTGCGTGCCTTCGAGAGGTAGCCCAGGAGTCGCTTGTAGTCGGCCTTGCTGTTAAGGTGTCCGTCCTGTAGAAGCCGGTAGAACACCCACCGGGCAGTGACAGCGTACGGCACGGACTGGACGTAGCCATAGGCCGTGTCGAGGAGAGAAGCTGTTTCAGGTGTTGGGCTGTATGTCATGCCTTCTCCTGATACTGCGGGCAATCCCTCTCCACGTACGGGTCCACCACTGTCATCTCCGGCTTGTTCAGCACCGGGCACAGGTGGACCCGCACCGGGTAGTTGAAGCCGTTGGGGATGTCGCTCCTCATTCGCGTATGCACCATGCAAAGCTCCGTGCAGTCCTGACATTTCATGACTTCGCCTAGCTTCCTTCAGGGCAGAGCCGGTACTCACCCACCTTGAGCATCAGTACCACCGCTGGCAGATTGGGCACCTTGCGCTGGAGCCTGCTGGCCAATCTGTGCGGCAGCTCGTTCATGGGCGAGTTCGTGGTAGCGATGAACGGCAGGCCCTCAACGATGCGATGGTCAATGAGGTTGTCGAGCTGCTCCAGCGCCCAATCCGATTGCTTCTCCATTCCGAGGTCGTCCAGCAGCAGCAGAGGTACGTCCTTGAGCCGCTGGTACTCGTAGTAGTAGCTGTGCGGGGAATCCGGGTCAAAGCCCCGCCGCAGCTCGGCCAGCATGTCCGGGACCCGGGCGTACTTCGCCGGCACACCCCGCTCGATCCAGCGCCGGACGATCGCCACCGCCAGGTGCGTCTTACCCCGATCAACGTGGCCCATGATCGTCAAGCGCCCTACGGTCCTCTCACCATCAGCCATTGCCTTCGCCCACCTGACAGCGTCCTCAAGCCCCGGACGTGGGACGAAGCTGTCAAAGGTCATGTGCACGGTGTTTGACGGCAGCCGGCAGAACCGCATGAGCCGCTGGTTGCGCTGGGCCTTCTGGCACCGGCACGGTATCGGTATGCCGAAGTCGGGATGGTCGTAGGGCACGTCGGGGCTCAGCCAGCCCTTGTCGCGACAGATCGGGCAGACCGGCTCCTCAGCGGAGCGGGGCTCCGATGCTGGCCTCTCGCTCTTCATCCGTCGCAAGTGCTCCGGGATGATGGTGGCCAGGGCCTCCAGTTCTCCCATTGCGGTCCTCCTTGGTAAAGCTGTGTTCGTTCTTGAGCCAGTTTCGGAGTCGGTTCTTCCACGTTCCCTTGTTCGCCTTGCGGTCCTTGTCGCTGTAATAGTCGCGGAGCGCCCTCAAGTGGCTGATGCGCAGGCCGGGGAACTCCGACATGAACTCGATCAGCCACTCGGCGTCCTCACGAGGCTCGTGCTTCCAGCTCGGCTTGCCCTTGGTCTTCAGCGCCCACAGCAGCCGCAGGATCTCCGTCTGCTCCGTGGTCAACGGGATATCGGAGATCACGGCGACGGCGTCTTCTGCTGCTATCTCTGTAGTAGTCTCTGTAGTAGTCTCTGTTACTACCTTACTTATAGTTTTTAACGTTTCGTCAAAATGGAAATTAACGTTTGGTGAAGTTGGATTTTGACGTTTCGTTAAAATGGAATTAACGCTGGTGATGACCTGCTGGATGTTGAGGTGAATGTGCACCGTTGGGCTCCCCTCGAACCTGAAACGGCGCAGATCAATAAGGTTGAGTTGTTGCAGGATAGCCGCTGCCCGGTCGAACTGACGAGGTGTGATTCTGCACTCCTCCCACCAGTCGGTGCGAGATTTGGCCAACCACAACTCTCCACCCTTTTCGACACGGAGCTTCGACCCCTGCTGCGAGGGCAGGAACCAGTAGATGATCTGGCTGAGCAGGATGCCAGCCACCAGGTCCTCGCAGATGTCGATGTAGACGCGCTTCACGTCTATCGTGTCCCTCGACGCGCATTCCCACTGATAGAATTCCTCTTCGTTCATCATGCCGCCTCCGCAGGGAAACCGGATGCTCAGGGTCCAAAGCGTGACGGGTTGTCCCGCACCCATTCGAAAAGAGCGGTCAACCGCCGATACTCCATGCCGACCGGGATGTATCCAAGCAGGGGGAAGAGTTCCAGTGCCACAACCATAACCGTCAACCGGACTTCGGCGTCGTCGTGACAATTACTGGTGTCAATGACAAGGTGGCCTGAGCGATACATACGGTGGCAGGTAGAACAGACCCCAATTGTCTCTCTGCCTACAATGGCCTTACTTACTGGATAAGGCAGATGGGCAGATACAGGGTGCTTCCCACACCAACAGCACGTGTCATCACCCGCATCGTGATGGCCACGCGCCATGTGCTGGTGGACGCCACCACCAGTTCCAACCTCGATCCTGATGAGGTCCATATCGACGAGCTCTCGCTTGGCTCGAACAACGGCGCGGTTGCTCATCCGGCAGTCGCGCTCAAGGGCGGCTTGGGACTGCCAGCATTGCCCATTCTCTCCGGCCACCTGCTTGAGGTGTCCATAGAGGCGGTACGCCTGGGGGGACAACCCGGCTTCCTCGACCAGCTTCGGAATCATCGCGAAGTGGGTTATCGGTGCGGCATCGATCACCTTCGTTGCCATCAGGCCTCCTCCGGTGCACCAGCAGAGGATACGCCGGATGCCTGGCCGTTCCTCCTTCGTACGTCGCGCACCCTCTGCTGGTACTCATCCTCAAGCCGCCAGCCCTTCTCGACTGCGGCTTGCCATGTGGGCCGCCCGCCCTTCCTGCCGATCTCACGCATGTGCTCTCTTGTGTGTCGCCGCGGCATCAGCTCTCTCTATGTCCGGAGGCTTGCTTTCGCTCTCCCGACGCCCGGCGCAGATCCTCCGCGGTCAACCCTAGCTCAGAGAGCCAGTAGTAGACCCCGTGGCGGGTCAGGCCAAGCTCCACGGCCATCCCGGCGACGCTGCCGTGCTTCTCCCAGAGGTCCTGAAAGACCTCCTCCAAAGGCTTGCCGTACCGGTACTGGGTGAGCTCCATGTTGGGTGTCAGGTTCCTTGCCATGTCACATCCTTATGTTTTTCTCAGGTCGCGCTTATGGTTCTCTTGCACTAACGGTGTACTCTTTACCTGCTCCAACCTGTCCGCGCCTGCGCATTCCTGCGCGGAACTCGCATCCGTGCATCCACCGTGGATTCCTGGTATAATGGACAGCAGTACCTTTCAGGAGAGTGCGGCATACTGACTCCGATCTTCAGGGGGCCGGTGTAGGGTCGGATCGCCTGGCTATCTCAGCCTTCAGATCGCGCACGGACAAGCCGTCAACCTTCATCCACCACCAAAGCCTATCTCGATCTCTGGGGGCCTCGGGATAGAGCTGGTGCAGCGCTTCAGCGACGCGGTCCATGTTCCGGTGCTCGGCGTACAGGTCGGCGAGCACCTGGCGAAACGGCCTGCCGAAGTGCTGTTCGAGGCGCTCTACGGCCAGCAGTCTGCCTGTTGCGGATCTGGTTCTCATCATGGTGGATACCTCATGTGTGGAGAAGTCCGTAGATGTCTTATGCGATCTAACCAATTATAGGCCAACTAAGCGTATATATACCACAGGTCGGTTATGGTTGTCAAGGGGTCTTTCCAAGATAATCAACATAAAGGGGGGGTGGTATCGTTACTAGCGTTGTTAGCCAGATCGCGGCTCGGGCAGCACGTCGCGGCGTGGGACAGTTCCTACAGGATCTGCGCGAGCGGTCTCAAATGACCCAGGCGGATGTTGCCAATCAACTGGGTGTTGATACCGTGTCTGTTTCCAGGTGGGAAACCGGCGTGCGAGCGCCGAGCATGGCACATATCGAGGTAATGGCCGAACTGTATGGGGTCACACCATCGGAAATTCTGGGGC